GCCGCTAGAGCAAGATGGAAGTGTTAGCATGAAAGAGAAACCTGGATTGTATGCCAATATTAGAGCCAAGCGTGAACGTATCGCTGCAGGCTCTGGAGAACGCATGAGGCGGACTGGTTCAAAGGGATCACCCACTGCAGAAGCCTTTCGCCGGAGTGCCCTAACAGTTAAGAAGCCTAAATCAAAAGGAAAAACAAAATGATGAAGAGTCTACCCCAGCGTGGCGCAAGAACAGCTGCCAATGCAAAGAAAAAAACCTCCAAGGCCGCAGCAGGTGCCAAGCCTGACTTCATGGATGTAAACAAAAATGGCAATCGCAAAGAAAGCATGAAAGCTGCGCTGGCCTCTAAATCAAAAGGAAAAACAAAATGATGAGACCCAACTCTAAAACACAAATGGATACCGGACTGGGCTTTGATGGCGCTGGCCAGGAATCTACAGGCACCGTTCGTGGTGGCTTGCATGTGAACAGATTCACAGGCTACATGAACGATGGCCGCTTGGTCAACAAAGGCCGTGGACCCACTGTGGGCAATCTGGGTTGTGAAGATGCCAGTCGTCCAGGTGCTTCAGCTTCAGTAACTCGAGACCCTTATGTGTGCCCTCCAGTGAGTAGCACACCAAAGCTGCCAGCTCAAGGTAGTGTGCGTGACAACATCAACCGTGGAGCACAAGTGCGTGGTTCAGGTATGACAGCAGTGAAGAAACCCTCCAATCCAGATTCAATCCGTGCCAAACAAACAGGTGGGCCAGGTTATGGCGCTGTGACCAAAGGCTCACGTCCTGTGGCTCCGGCTTCAACTGGTGGCATCAACTATGGCCCCAAGAGCCAATATTAAGGACTGACCATGAGCGTGCCTTTTTCCCCCATTGGTCGTAGTATCATTGCCCCATACACAGATGATTCAACTGACACCAGCATCACCATCACACCAGGCTCTGCAGGCTTGCCCAATGTGCTTTACTGTGTGAATGTGGACACAGCCAATGTGGTTGTGGTCAATACCAGCTTTGACGCACTAGACACCAATGCCTCCATACCCACATCAGGTGCCAATGGTATTGGCGTTGTGATTGGACCCTCCAGCACAGCAATGATTCGACTACCACAGGTGCCTTATGTGCAGGGCAACCTTTATGTGTCAGTGGCAGGTGATTCAGCCACAGGCAATGTGTTTATTACTCCAGGAGTGCTATAATGCCAACTCAAATTACCGCCGCACTAGAGACTGTGGTCAACACAGGCAGTCAGAATCTCTACACCATTACCACAACACCCACTACACCTGGCATCAATCCAGGCAACGTTGTGATAGCCAACACAGCTGGTGGATTCACTACCAACAGTTTCCGCTCATACCGTGCAGGTGACACAGTGACAGTATCTGGCACTCAAGGTGGCACAGGCTCAATCACTGGCTACACTGATCCCACCACCTACTACATTGTGGGAACCAATCAGTCCAGCAACTTTGTGTTGAGTACTACCCCTACAGGAGCCAATGTGATCACTGTGGCAGGAAACACAACAGGCATGAGCTTTGTGGCGTCAGGCACTGTGTTTCCTCCTGTGACAGGCGCTGTGCAATTTGACACAGTGACATCACCACAACAGGTGGTGTTCAGTGCCATAACTGCCAATGTGGGCACGGCCATCACTGCCAATGTCACAACAGGTGTGTTTGGTCTGGCCAACGTTGCCAACATTGCTTATCAGTTGAATGGCTATGTTGAAGTCACAAGTGTGCCGGCCACATACGGTTGGGTCAACACGGACACCAATGCCGCTGTTGGACCAACTGCACCCGCAGGCATACCATTAAGCACTACCTTTCTAAATCCCACAGCCAACACAGTGAATGTGGCCTTGAGAGTGAGCACACTGGATGGTGCACCATTTAGACTGCCAGCACAGATTCAAGCAGCCGCTGCCACTGTGAGTCAAGTATCAGGCTACACAGTAGCATAAGGAAACACCAATGAGATTATCAACCAAAAACATGCAGGCCAAGGAGATCAACCAGAAGCGTGGTCCCACAACAGGCAACCACAACACAGGATCTAAACGTGCAGACGCCATGAGCGAAAAGTCCCGGACAGGATCAGAGAAATCAGCACTGGCCAGCATGGTCACTGACGCTGTGGCCCGTCGCGGTGAACTCATGCGCGGTGTAAGAGATCCAGCAGTGGAGCCTGTGGCAGCCAAGGTCAATGTTGGTCGTGGACCCACAAAAGGCAACGCTGCCAAGCAACAGAAGTCAGGTGCTGCTCGCAAAGGTGCACTAGGCGCTAGTTCAGGCTATTAAGAGAACCCCCACTAGAGCACACAGGGTGTGTTCTAGTTTTTGATTTGTTTAGAAAAGGAAAAAGACATGAACAAACGACCCACCCCCACCCCCGAACCAAACATCTGGGAAGACACTGCACCAGCTGCACCCGTTGAACCTGAAGCCCGACCCACAAAACTAAAAAAGCCAGCAGCACCCACTCCAGTAGAACGAGACTTTGATCTAGAAGGTCTCATGACAGACTTTCCCACAGCTCGAGACCTTGAACGCTTTGTGTATGATGAAACAGGCATTGTGCTGAACCTAAAAGGTCGTGCCAACAAGCTGAAGTATCAAGTGGCCATGGACACACTCAACGGCATCAATGTTGAAGAGAAGTTTATAGGCCGAGACAATCCTTATCTAGACAAAACAGATATGGTGCCTGAAGATCCACTCAAGACCCTGCCACCCAGAGACCCTGCCATTCCTGGACGTGAAGACATACAGAATGAATTTTTTACAGCGTTTGTGCCACACTCGGATGCGGAGTATCACTCGCAAGGTCGCAAGATGCACTGCACATTCAAGAAGTACAAGAACGGCATGATCACCTATGAAGTTATTGGTCCTATTGAACCCAGAGCCCATGGTGAAAAGATTGACAAGTGGGGCAAGATTCGTCCCGAGATCATTCGCTGGGTAGACCCCAGAACAGGCGAACAGATTGTGCAGCGTCCTGATGGCTCATTCACTCCCATTGGTCGCAGGCTCAAGGCCATGATGCAGACATTCCGATACAACACCACAAATCAATGGGTCAAGTACGTGGACAGAGACTTTATATCACTCAATCACAAGGCAGCTATCAATCCTTGGGAACTGGACGCATAATGGCCGACACACATCCTGCCATAAGAGATGGTCAGATACATGCAGCCGTAGAAGCACGGCGTGTGGATGATACCAAGATCCTACAAAAGGTCAATGCTGTGAACCGTGAAGCGTTTACCCAACGCTTTCCCAATCAGATTGAACACCACATGCGTCTAGTAAGTGAACGCTTGCAGGCATGCTTGACCAAGGATGCTGACACAGTGCTCACAGACACCACCACTTGGTTGGCCTCCGCAGAAGACATCTTGAACTTGAGTCTGGCTCTCAAAAGCCTTAACCAAGTGCGTCAAGACTGGCGCTTGCCGCCAGCTGAATAATGCTTGATCCCATTGTGCTCATGCGTAGAGCCCTGCGCTGGGTCATGGATCAGCACAGCATCCCCTCTGAAGCCTGGCACACACTGCCAACAGATGCACAACAAAAGCTACAGGACTTGACCATTGCTGTGGCTGATGACATGCGCTACAATGGTTTGAAATACTTTAGACCATTTGAACATCAACGGGCATTCTTTAACACCACCACAGATCGTCGTGGCATTCTAGCTGCTAACAGGATTGGTAAGACAGTGTCAACCTGTTATGAAACTGCTTACCACCTGACAGGTCAATATCCAGACTGGTGGACAGGACACCGGTTTGACAAGAGCATCACAGTGATGGTGGCTGGTGAAGGATGGAGCCAAGTTGCCTTGGTGCTACAACAAGAGCTCTTGGGCACACCAGATGTCAAACTGCGTGATCAGTTAGGCACAGGAGCCATACCTAGAGACTGCATTATAATTGATACCATGCGAGGTGATGGTGCCAACTGTATTGGTGTAGAGATCCGACATGCAACAGGTGGCAAGAGCTATTTGTTGTTTGCCAACTACACACAAGAGGTGCGTCAGCTGCAAGGATTCAAACTGAACCTTGCGGTGTTTGATGAGCAGCCTCCAGATGACTTTTTCTCTGAAATAGTAACACGTACTGCCACAACGCAGGGCATGGTGCTGTGCAGCTTTACACCGCTGAAAGGTCTTAACGGCCTGGTGAGCAAGTTCTGGAACAAAGAACAGGGCTACGACTATGTGCGTGTGGCCTGGGATGATGTGCCTGAATACGATCCCTGGGGTGAACCTTTTCTCTTGATGGAAACACGCCGTCAGCTGGAACGAGACTACCTACCACATGAGCGTGAAGCACGTATGCAGGGCAAGCCCATTCAAGGTAAAGGTGCTGTGTTCCAAATCCGAGACTGGCCCACATACCGGCCCAGCGAAATTGACTTTAGAAACCTGCCCAACATACATAGAATTATTGCACTTGACCTTGGCTTGGTCAATGACAAAACAGTTATATCATTAATGTATTGGGATCCTTATGAACGAACAGCATATCTACACAAACAGATCTTGGTTCAAGGCATTGAAGAAGCTGTGCCCACACAGTATATCAATCATTTACTTCGTCCTGAAGTGTTTGGCACTCCTATTGTGCTACCTGCTGACGCAAGTACTGCTGGCAGATACACCATGAGTGCATCCAGCATAAGAGAACTGTTTGAATCATACGAACTCAATGTGCATGCCAAGGCCATAATGAATCCTCCTGACTCGGAAGGACGCATAACCAATCACAAAAGCTATGGCATCAATCAGATGCGACAGATGTTGGAAGTGGGCAGCCTAATGATCAACGAGAACTGCGCAGACTTCCTGCGTGAAGCACAAAACTACTATGTGGACACACAGGGACGTTTTAGTGATCCAGATGACTGCATTGACAGTGCTCGTTATGCCATACTAGGCTGCCTTAATGGTCTTGCTGAACCCTGGGACAACCGCACACCACAACAGCGCATGGCAGCACAGCGTGACAGATATGTCCGTCGAGATGAGTCAGTCAAGCCTGCCTGGAAACGATCATACTCACCAGAATAATGCAGCATTAGCCTGGCTTTTTATGATGTCACTAAATACTGTATCCCGAGGAAACCCCGATGTTGGACATAAAAAATATACCCATTGAAAAGATCAATCAGAACCGGAAGCAAAACGCTATCTTTGTTCGCATGAAGAATCAAATGGACGTAAAGATGGCAAGTTATCTACGCTATCTAGGAACCAAGAACGCTGTGAACCGTGCTAGTGATTACCACTACTTGGTTCTGGCTGTAACGGACTCTACGGCTCCAGTTAACGGCATAGATTATATCCACCCTACAGTGAAACCTGCTGTGGATTATGCCACTGCTGTGATCACCAAAGGGCTTGTGCCACACGGCGAAATCAACTTTGAGTTTGTGGCTGATTCAGAAGAAGATGAAGTGGCTGCTAGACAGGCTACAGACATGGTGAGCAAGGTTGTGAACCAAATGAATGATCCGCACTTTATCATGGAACGCTGGGTAATGGATGCTGCCATGCACAAAAACGGCATGATGATGATCAAACCCATTCGTGAACAGATTGTGCGCTATGTCACCACAGAAGGCACAGCAGATCAGTTGCTGGCTTTTGAACAACAAGCAGCTGATTCTGGACTCACTGCCATGCGTCAGTCACGACGCAGAACCAGTGTGGATCTACAGTCAGCCCTGGCAGAGATACAACAGAATCTAGGCGAAGCAAGATCAGCGATTGACGAAGCACAACTGGACCTCATGGTAAAGAACTTGCCCCTGGACCCTGAAGACACAGACGAGCCCATGGACCAGCCTGCTGCTGTGCTGGAAGCTGAACAATCAGTCTTGACTGACGCCATCAATCGCAATACCATCTACACTGCCAAGTACAAACTCACAGGCTACAACATCAACATCAAGTTTCACCCTATTGCACAGCACTACTGGATCTGTGATCCCACCGTGGCTGAAATGCGTGAACAACCTTTCTGTGGTTATTATGACCCCATGAGCATACAAGAAGCCTTGGAATTATATCCCAGTATTAATCTGGAAGAATTTAGAACACACGCTGAATACAACATGAACGGTGCATACCAAGCAGGATCTGTCTTGAACAACTTGGCCATCCACGCAAGAGATTCAGTGCCTGTCATGGGTATCCCTGTGAGTTCAGCATCAAGTGCTGACCCAGACTCAAGACAGATATCAATTGTCACAGTCTGGAACCGCTACGATATAGATGGTGATGGTGAACTAGAACTGATAGAACTAATCTATTCAGGCTCATACATCATATCAGCACGTGAAGTAGAGTTTATCCCTGTGGCCAACATGTGCCCCAAACCCTTGCCCGGCAACTTCTACGGCATGAGCATTGCAGAGTCAGTGATTCCCATGCAGGAATACGCAACATCAGCCGCAAGAGCTGAAATACAGTTGGGCCTCTTGACCGCAACGCCAAGATTGGGCGTGAAGCCTGACAGACTGGACTTTGAAATGCTACAGGATGGAGAAGCTGCTATTTTTATTCTGGACAGCAAGTTCAATCCTGCCACAGACGTGTATCAGATTCCACCACCGTCAGGCAACTTGCAGTTCCTAGAAGTGGCCATGAACCGTATTCAGCAAGACACCATGAGCATGATTGGCATGACCACACCTAGTGATGTGTTCAATCCAGAAGTTATGGCACCTGGCAACTCGGGCATCAAGCTACAGATGGCACTCACACCCAATCAGATCATTCAAGACAACACAGTGCGCAACTGTGCTGAAGGCTTGAGAGAAGCCTTGTGGTTGGTGTGGCGCACCTTGATCCAGTATGGTGATGACTATGGTGTCAAGAAGCTGGCAGCCAGTTCACACCCTGACAAGCTGCCTGTTTACCTGGACTATCTAGCCTGGGATGACATGAATTTCTGTGATCGCAAGCAGGTGCACATTGAATTGGCACTGGGCATGATGAGTGAAGAGAATGCTCTGGCCCGTACACAGATCATCCAAAAGGTGCAAACAGAATTATACAACACAGTACAGGGCATGGTTGGTTCAGGCACACTAACACCAGACATATTCAAGAAGGTCAAGAAGCCTTTTGCTGACACCCTGTATCAACTGGGTGTGAAAGACTGCGACACCTACTTGCCAAGTGATGAAGAAGTTGCGCAAATGATCTCACAAGCACAAGAAGCTGCCAAGACCCGAGAACCAAGCCCTGCAGACAAGAAAGATTTGAGCGTGGCCAACTTGAACGACACCAGAGCCAAACAAATACAAGCAGAAGTTGCAGGCGAGGATGCTGAAAGCCAATTGGACTTTATGTCAATGGCAGCTGGCGATCCCAAAGTATACAGTTGACACAACACAGTGCAAAAATAATTGCACTGGCATTACTGTGCTAAATACTTTACACAACAATGTATAGGACATGTAATGATAGTACAAATAACCAACAGACACAACAGAGTGTATAATGTGCAACAGCACAGTGTGGTAGATCGTGCGTTTGGCTCCGGCATATACCAAGTGGGCAGCTTGCGTTACTTGCGTGGGCTAGTGCCTGCTGCTAGACGCATAGTTGATGTTGGCGCTAATGTTGGCACCAACACTATTGAATACGCAACATGGGCACAAAATGTAGAAGCATTTGAATGCAGCGACATAACTTACCAATTGCTACTGCAAAACATTGCTGCTAATCGTCAGCGTCAGGGTGGCAAGCCCTGGTACCCCTACAGTGCCTTGGCGATTACAGGCACAATAACAACACACAAAACAGCACTGATGGATCGGTGCGCAACAGCATACGTAAATCACCGCGAAGCCGGACTTGCTGACTTTGTACGTTACGATACAGGCGACCAAGCATGCACAACAGCAACCGTTGACAGCTATGGGTGGCGGGATGTTGACATTATCAAAGCTGATACTGAAGGCACTGAATGGTTGGTAATACAAGGCGCCCAGCAAACTATTGAACAGTGTCGTCCTGTAGTGGAAGTGGAGTTTTGGAACTGGGAAAAACGCCTGGGCCTGCACAATCAACACATGCTGGACTATTTTAACAGCATTGACTATGTGCAAACAAACAACGCAGGTGATGCAATTGCCTGGGACGCACACGGACGCTGGAACAAAGCACTTGCACGGGCTGCAGGGCAACGAAACAGCGCAATGGACAGATTTTTTATACCAAGGGAACGGTTATGATAGATGATGCAACAATACAAGCGTTTAACACACGCCTAACAGTGGACTTTAACAACTACAAAAAGTTTACACCAGCACAACGGGATCAGGCCAAGCAGTACGGTAGCGATGCAGAAGCACTGTTGAAGAATCGTGAACTGGCGTTGTTTGTGCATCACTTTAAATTTACATTGAGTGATATCCTGCTGACAATTGTAAGCCATAGTGATGAAGCCAATGCACACAGAGTGGCAGTGGCCAATCAACTCACAGGCATTGATGCGTTTATTGGCAGCCTTAAACAAGCTGTGTTCATGCGCAACAGAATACTGGAGTGGGAATCTGCTCCAAAACAGAATCAATAAACTGGTATTTTAATCACCTGGACTAAATATCTCAACAACGGTAAGCTTCGGCCCCGGTTTGAAACAAGGAATTTTAATGACAACCATGATCACGCCTAACAGCACTGACCCAGTCGGCGCAGCGGCCAATGACAACCCAGCAGTCCCTAGCCTGGACTCAATTGCAACCAAGATGACCGCCATGCGAGAGCAGACCGAGCGTAATCTACTTCGTGCAACCGAGCAGACTGCAGCAGGCACACAAGAGCCTGTGGCCCACGAGAGTGTAGAGCCAGAAGTTGCTGATGCCAGCGACACAGAATACCAAGACGACACTGTGGAATCAGAGGCCCCTGAAGAGGTAAGCACTGACGCAACAGAAAACACTGGTGAAGATCTAATAGACTTTATTGAATTTGCAGAGACTAACCCCAATGCCAAGTTCAAGTTCATGAAGAACGGTAAAGAAGTTGTGATTGACGCCAAAAAAGCCGCAAGTATTCTAGGTCAAGGTGGAGCAATACACGAAGAAGCACGCCAGTTGAAGGTTGAGCGAAGTGAGTTTGATGAATACATTCAGACCCAACGTGCTCAACAAGAAGGATTAACACTGGCTATGGAGTTTACGGTAGAACCACGCTTGCAAGGTGCCTACGATGAGATTGTGAAAACGCAAGGTTATCAGACCACGTTCCAACAACAGCTTGCCAGAACGCAAGATCCCGGACAACAAGCCAGGATTCAAGCTAGTATGAGACAGAATGAGCAATACATTCGTCAACAGCAAGGCATAATTGGACAACTGAAACCCGCAGTGGATCAATTTCGACAAGTTCGTCAGCAGCAAGTGAGTGAAAGATTGGATACTGCCCGCAAGTCGTTCCAGGACAAGGAGTTGAGAAACGAATATGTCTATAACGAACTGCGTGACAAGGTAGTAAAAATCTGGCCACAGGCACATAGCGAGATCATTCCTGGCATTGCCAATATTGATTTGATCAGTTCGGATGAAAATTTACTAGCGTTGGTAAGAGATGGTCTAAAATTTAGATCTAGATCTACCACAAAGTCAGCAGGCAGCTCAATGGCAGCCTTGACACAACGCCGAGGAGGATCATCCACTTCAAGATCAACTGAAGATGGCATAAGCAAACTTCGTGAACAAGCCAACACCGGCGATAAAAAAGCCGGAGACAACTTACTGGTGCAGCGTTTACAACAAATACGCGGCGGCAGAAGATAATAGCCAACATTCAAGGAGAATATTATGGCAGAAATTACAACAAGTCAAATTGGTAACGGCACTACAGCATACGGCAGTGACATCGTTGTCAAGGATCTGGATCTAGACGTATCCAATCGTGTAAAAGACGATACACCTGTTCTAAACATGTGTATGAGCAAAAAGCGCAAGGTCAACTCCACGCTACCTTTGTGGACTGATGACATCTATCGACTGCCAGCTGCTCAAGCTGTGCAAGAAGGTGCTGCTGTGAGTACAGCCAACGCTGAATCTAATTCACGCTACAACCTAGGTAACTACACACAGATTTTCCAGACCACAATTGCGGCATCTGGAACAGCTCGTGCAGTGATGCAGGCTGGTGGAGACCCACAAGCATACCAAGAAGTAAAACAGCTGATTGAACTCATGTTCGACGTTGAAATGCAATTGGTTCGCGCTGACCAAATTGGCACACAATACTCTGGACAATCTGGAACTGCCATTAGCCCTGCTACTGATCAGACAGAAGGTCGTCGTATGGGTAGTCTGAACAGTTTTGCTGGAACTCATTCGTTCAACCCAACCAGTGCTGCCAATGCCAACATCACCACAAACACCACAAGTGCAAGTGCTGACACAACAGCTGCCAACGTTGGTAACCTGAACATCAGCGCCAACGGCACTGAATTCTACACTGGCACATTTACCAACCAATTGTTCCAGCCTGTGTTATACAAGCAATTGGTAACCACAGCTGAACAGCGTTACAATGCCAAGATCCGCACAATGGTTGTTCCAACAAGCCTGCGTACCATGATCTCTGACAACATTGTAAACAGCAACACTTCTATCAACCGTCGTAACGTTGAGCGTGGTGACACAATCCAAACTTATGAAGGCGACTTCAATTACACATACGAAATCTATGATTCATGGATCATGGACTCTGCAGGTGTAAGCGATCAGATCTACTTCTTGAACGAAGATGTGGTTCAGTGGGGCTCCCTGCGTGACCTAGGACCTAATAATGAAGTTTTTAGCAACGCCGACGCCAGTCTGGACCAGTTCTTGATGGAAGGCACACTGATCGTGCGCAATCCAGCAGGCGTTGGTGTGTTACACAACATCTCCGCAACAGGCGCTGCTGTAACAGCACCGCGTTCAAGCACATTCGTACAGCGTGTGAACTTTGGAGCAGGCGACAGCTACGTATAATCACTTGTCGAGTGATACCACACAAAAGGGCTTTGGCCCTTTTGTCTTGAGTTCACCCCTGTATTTCTAGGAGGCACTAAATACTTGTATGAGTGATGATCAAAACAAACCCGAATACCTAAACGACCAAGATCCAGAACGCAACATGGACTACTGGCGTCAAGACCATGGTGGCATAGTAACTAGCCACAATGGTGTAGCAGATGCCCTGCTAAAAAACGACAAGTTATATAATGCCATGAAAGGCGATTGGCAACGAACCAGTTTAAGCGGCAGCCAAAACATCATAACCACTACTGGTCGTGAAGATGGCAAGTTCTACATCCGTCGAGAACAAAAAAACGCAGAAGCTGTGGCCCGTCGTTGTCAGGCCTATCGTAAAGCATCAGAAGCAGGGCACCATGACCCTTTGGCGCCCATTGGCGATGATGGCAAACTAACTTACAAATGGATGGACTTGCCCAATGTTGTGAGCATCCGTATCAGTGATCAGTATTTTGGTGGCATGCCCTGGGCAGCCATCAAGCATGATCGTGTGTTAAAAGCACAGTTCTATAGAGTTGTAGAAAGAGAATACAACCAGTACGTGTGTTATCCAGGTGGCAAGCTACCAATTCCAATTGATGTGCCATATCCCACCAAGGCAGGACAACAACGATTCTTTAAAGGACATTAAAAATGTTTGTAATCCCCACAGGTGATGATCTAGTAGACTATATCCAGGACTTTACAGGTTCAACCAATGACACTGAAATCAAGCAGTGTATCTTTTTAGCAGAACTCACAATGCGTAACGTTGAGTTGCCGGCCTTGCGAAGCGATCCCTATGCCACCGAGAACATTGGTGTTGCTGATGCTGATGGTTATATTCCCATTCCTGCTGACATGAACAAACCCATCCTGTTTTTTAAACAAGGACAACCTGGTGGGCAAGCGTCAAGCTCAACAGGCCCGTGGATTGTGTATGATCGTATTGGCGACAGAGACATCATCACACAGGGCATGATTGCGCAGTTGTATCTATCACCTGTAAACGTGCCTGCTGTGATACGTGGCAAGTTCTCTGAAGTCTACGACAAGTATCACTTTTTGCCTTACCTTGGTGCAGGCGCCCTGGTAAACTTGTATTACTATCGTGCCTGGCCTTTGCTGTTTGCTCCTGTGGATGACACCTTGATCTCTACCACAGGCACAGTGGGTTCAATATCAGGAGCAGGTCCTTGGACTGCCACAATCACAGGCATGAGCACCACAACAGGACTCACAGTGGGTGATGAAATCACAGCCACAGCAGGAACAGGCACCCTGGGCAGCGCCGCAGGTGTGTTCACAGTGGCCACTATTCCTGGCAACACTTCAATAACATTCACAGCCACAGGTGGCACAACTCCCA